ATTACCATAAGGGTTGTAAGTTACATTTCTGCCATCTGTTCTATTTGTAATATTTCCGGCAAATGTTGATAAATTACCAGCAGTATCAAAAGTTGGAATACCATACTCTTTAGATAATTTTGCTTGAGCTTCTAAAGTTGCATTAGATAAACCAACTCGACCGGTATTAATTCCGCCGGTTCCATCAAAAGTAAAATCTAAAGGTTGAATCCCATAACTTGAAACTCTTTCTCCGGTTGATAAATCAATTCTTGCCGCTGTATTGTATTGTTGTTCTAATCCGGCAAAAGATAAAGCTGATTTTTCAAAAGCACTAGCACGACCTAAAGGGTCTGACACTTCATTAGTTGGTATTACATAATCGCCTAAATCTAATTGTTCGGTTATTCTTTCTGAAGGGTTTCTGGCATTACTTTGAGGGGTTTCTACTAAATTACCAAATCTATTAACTGATTGAGTTATACCACTTGTAAAATCTCCAAATGCAGAACCAATACTAGAACCAATACCAGCCGCACCGCCTAAATTTCTATAAATTAAATATGCAGCTGCTACGCCGCCTAATGTTAAAATTGTACTTAATCGAACCATGATTATCTAAAATCGCAATATAATTTAACCATATCGGCTCAAACCGCCAAATCTAGTTTGATATTCTTCTTCTAGTCTATCTATTTCTGTTTGTTGTCTAAATATTAATTGATTAGCTTCTTTAATTGATTCTTGTGCTGTTTCATAAGCCGCTTGTTGTGCAAAAGCCGCCCTTGTTGATTCATTTAATGGTATGTATCTATCTGGAAAAATAGATACTTGATTAAGTGGCCCTTTTTCTCCAGTCCAAACTCTAGAATAATAATTAAAAGATGAGTTAAATTTATCTAGTAATTGTTTTCCTGTTCCGCTTAATCCAAAAGTGGAACCGGCTGGGACTTTTTGTTGTTGTGAGATAAAACTTTGAGTTTTAGATAATTCATTTTGTAAATAATCAATTTGAGTGTTAGCAATTCCTCTTTCATACCCTAAAATTTCTTCTGCTATTTCTAAATTCGAAGATTTAACGTTTTGTAATGTTTCTATGTTACTTTGTCCTTTTTCAATTGCTTTAACTTGTGCTTCGCCAAGCTGTAAAGAATAAGGGTCGATAAACGGAATGTTTGAAGTTCTTGGTAAAATGCTCGACCCTTTAGAGAAAACCAAAGCCGCGAGTAATCCAATACCAACGATAAGAGTTTCATTGAATTTTACCATTAGTTACAAAAGAGACACTTGTCAACTTTAAAAGTTTCTCCATTCCATATTATTCCCCAACCTAAATAGCATGAAGTGCATAATTGGCCTTTTTCCTTACCTCTTTTAGACTGACATGATAGTATCATCGGGTAAATCATTATTTTTATTTCCTTTTGGCGACTTTATGAATTTTTGAATTAATTCATTCACTTTATCTGGATTATCTTTAACAAGTTTTTCAATATACTTCATTGTTGAAGGGTCTGCTAATAATGGCTGTATATTTTTAGGTAACATTGGAGCAAATTGTGAAATTAATTGAGATATACCGCCTAAAGGGTTATTTTCATCAAAATCGTCTTTAGAAATACTTGGGCCTTGTTTCATTTTATTGAGTTTACCTGTTAATTTTTTGTTATCTTTTTCTAAACTATCAATATATTCTAAGTATCTATTCTTTAATTTGCCATGTATTTCGTTAGAACCAAACATATTTTTTGTAATTACTATACCCATTATTCCAGCAGCTACAACACTAGCTAAAATAATGTATTCAAACATTAAATTAATTATAATATAGATACTATTTACATATTTCGACCCCCCTTTCTCCCCTAGAACCCCTCTATCCCCTAGTATTTTGCTAAGTTTATTTAGCTGCCTATCTTATCTTATCTTATCCTCATTTAATATTGCGATTCGGGAAGTGGCAGGGGGGAATCGCTCTAGGGGCTGGGCGAAGCCCCATAGCGTTTAGAGGAAATAAACGCTATGGTTTTTTTGTTCGAAAAATTTATAATATATGTGTGTATGTGTATGTATTATGCCAACACAAAAACAAAGACAAGAGCGATTACAAATAATCGCTGAAATGTACAAAGCCAACAAAGAAAACGGTTGTAGTGAAGCCCTTAACCGTAAGTTATTAGATGATTATATGAAACAAGTTTGGTTTTTAGGCCACCAAACTAGAGAAGATTATCTTCTCGTTGTAGAATCATTAGAGTATAGGGAGAATAAAAATTGATTGCACCAACTGATTCAATCGATATTATCGAAAGGATAGTTAAATCTTATAGATTTGATTCTTTCAATGATAAAGACCCTGACCCAATATGCGTATTAATGGACATACATGATATTTTGGCCCATAGTGAAAACGGTTTAGAAGATGAATGTAAACATGCTATGCATTTATCAGATACGGAACAACAAAAGGGAAAATAACCCCTTTATTTCCTATCTAGTCGTCCGCATAACTTGGCGACTTTCATTCTTGTTTCAATAGCAAACGCTAGGATAAAGAATAACAAAGCAGGGGTTAAGTATTCAATCATTTGTTAGGATTATAGATTTTAAGTGCTAAAATTCCTGTAATAGCTGTTAAACCTATTCCTAAAAATGCTAATGTTGCTAAAAATTCCGTCATAATCCCACCACCTTATTTAATTTGTATTCCTGAAAATCCTTTTTCTGGACTTGCTGAGGTATTATAGTAATATTGTGAATTTGTTATTCCGAATTTTGTGCCAATACCAGCTTGATCATATCTATAAGTGCTGGGCTGATAATACAAACTAGTAGGATTAGTACCATTGGTAAATCCATATCTGTTTGAACCATTATCTCCCATGAAAGTTTTTAAAACCATTATTTCCACGCCGGCGGCTGGCTGATAATTATTAGTGCCGCTCATATTGATATTAATAACGTCTCCTACAGTCATTAAAAAAACCAACCTCTAATTTCTTCATATTTTTGGCCTCTATCAATAGTAATTTCTCTAATTACTTTTTTTTCTTTATGTTGTGTAATATTTTCATTTTCGTCAATTGTATCTTTAATTAGTATTATTTCAAAATCTTCTTTTGGCATTGAATCTTCTTGTGCTTGAAATTGACAATGTAAACATTCAGCAATAGGATATTCGGTTTCTATTGAATCATGATTACATTTACAGGGTATATCATACCATCTTGGTTTGTCAATAAGTCCGTTAATTTTCATTTTATGCACCCACAATTATTCTTGTATATAGATTAGATGTATCTAATTGTGTTAATGTTGATGAGAGAGCCCCGCCATCTCCAGATAAACTTGAATTATGTGTATGGGCCGCCACGGTAGAAGACCCACCTGAACCGCCGCCACCAAAAGACATTATACAGTAACCTCGATTGGAACCTCGTCACGACTTGCCGGTAATACTTGGGCCTCTACTAGTGTAGTTCCGGCCGCACCGGCTGTTATTGTTAGATAGTTTACTATAGTATTATCAATAGTTGCAAAATTTGAAGCGGCTAAGTTTTGAAATTGACCGTTTAAGTTATAATCATAACTTGCGGCATTTGCACTATCATTATTTGATATTTTTAATGAGATTGCACGACCTAAGAATTGGTCTGGAAAAGAAATACCCGTTGTTACACCAGCCGGACAAATTACTCTAACCGGAAATAATAACGGAACATTACCGGAATTTATTTGAAAGTTGTTTATTGGTTTAGTAAAAAATGCCATTATAATTACCTCAATTGAGCGGCGAACTATAACGTACGAGTATAGATGTAGGAGCCACAGCACCCGCAGTTTGGGTACAGCTCCACTGATACGAACCGGAAGACATATTAACTGGTCCAATTGGGACACGCCCAGCAGTGCTAGCAGATATTGCAGTTGAAAATGCACGGATTGCAGTTGAGTTTCCGTTCTTTACCAACGTAAATTGATATAACAGACCAGCGGCCGGATCAACCAAATTTACTATGTCCTGCAAGACATTCGGGGTTAATGTCAAGAAGTTATTCTGTAAGGTTTGTTGGTCAATCATGAAAACTGGAGCGTTTAGAGCTACCGGAGTTCCAGTATATGTTCTTTGAACTGGAATACCCATTATACACTCATCTCCTGTACTGGAGCACTTGCACCGCCAAAGATACCACCGAGATTAGATAATCCACCGGATAAAATTAGGTTTGCAGCTCCACCGACAAGGCCACCTGTTAAGAAAGCGGCACCTGTTGCAGCTATAGGGGTAATTGAACTATTTGGTGCTACTCTACTCATTACTAATGAGACTAGAGAACCGGCACCAATGCCTTTCACTACTTCACCTATAACGCCTGTTTTCAAACTTGAACCAATACCACGTCCTACGCTTCTTGAACGTCTAACGATTCTTGTTCTTCGTTTAGCCATTGTTCTTTTAGGTTTACTTGTTGTTTTTATTGCTTTCGGTTTTCGTTTTGGTTTTGCTGATTTCGTTTTTTTAGGACCATTTTTTTTAGTTGATTTCGTTTTATTTTTCTTGAATCCGCCGCTTTTCATTATACGTGCGAATTTTTTACGTGCGGCAATTTGTTTTTTAGTGGCCATTTATCAAACACCAAAATCCGGATTAGCATAATTACCATAAGGGTTGTAAGTTACATTTCTGCCATCTGTTCTATTTGTAATATTTCCGGCAAATGTTGATAAATTACCAGCAGTATCAAAAGTTGGAATACCATACTCTTTAGATAATTTTGC